GTGCCATAAATTTCTCCTATATATAGAGTATTTTAGATATATCTGATAATAAATATCGAATAAACAAAAAAGGGGAAGTGTTTAGCTTCCCCTTTAATTTGATTAAGTAGATTAGTTTTTACGACTCATCTACCCATGTGCCACGAATGTCAGCAATCATCCAACCAGCTCCATCTACACCCATCAAGTGAACAAAGTCATACTTCTTCTGTGTAGCTTTGGTATTGATAATGTCTTTATTATCTGTACCAGCTGCACCAGCGATGTCAACTAAGAACTTATCACTTCCATTTGGTGAAATGGTTAATAATGCTCCAGCATCTGCTGCTGTGTTAACGATAATGTATGATGAACCAACTGTTACTCCTGGTAATGTTAGTGTTTTAGCATCTGTTGCGATTTCAACATAAGCACCAACTTGAACACTATGTGTATTTAATGCTAATGTAGTATCGGCGGTTAGTGTTACAGCTGTTAAACCACTAAAAGCAGGATATGCACCCTGTGAGTCAGATAAATCATCAAAATATCTACCATGTGAACGGCGTAAGGCATTTTTAATATTACCTCTTGAGTCTACACCCATTTGATTTCTCCTATTTAGAATTAATAAATATCCTATGATAGAGGTTAGCCGAAGCCGAGGCTCTATCATTGTATTTATGAAGTGAAAGGTTAACCGAAGTCGAGGCTCTCACCCATCGAATACAATAATAAATATCAGGACACAAAAAAAGGGTGGTATTACTACCACCCTTTTTTCAAGTATAAGGATCGAAATCCCTATTAATGTACTAACTATTAGATATAGTTAACATCAGCTACGACCACTGTACCGTAGAATTCTGGTCTAACCATCTTCTTCGCGTAACGTGTCATCACACCTTTACGTGGTGTAAAGTTCTTAGGATCGTATACTAATGGTGTCATTATCAATGGTACATAAGGAGCGTAAACCGCGCCAGTTTCTAAGAAATTGCTTCCTCTGAAACCAACAAGGATTTTATTTTCCTGCATATAAGGGTTCTTATAAACAGTATATCTGTTATTAAGAGCACCTACTTTTTGTACACCCATTGCGAATGACTTGTTAGCTGCATCTGCATCTGAGTCAGAAGCGTATCCTGGAATTGACTCTATGATAGTTGCTGTTTCAGGTGAAACCACCATGAAGTTTGCACCACCTCTTAGAGTTTTCTGATGGATAGCGTTTGATACTGCTTGTATTTTGTTTCCAAGTGTCTGGAACCATTCACCTTTGGTGTATGCATTCGAAGCACCTGAAGACTCTGTGAAAAGAGTTGTAGCACTGTCGTATTCATATCCGACTCTTGCTGACCACTTTTCTTCTTTAGCGGATGCGTTTGCCATTAACATATCAAGGATTTCTAGATCGATTTCCATAGAAATGTATTCACTTAACATAGCTGTCAATTCAGCCTCTGCGTCAACACTATGGTAAGCATTCAAGTCTTGAGCTAGCTCAGGTGACCATACTGCTTTCAATTTACGTGTCTTCGCAACGATTGCGACAGATTTAAGTGAGATGTCGATTTCTGGAATGTCAACATCAGTTTCAGGATTTGCATCAAATCCAGCTGCTGATTGCTCAAAGTCACCTCTAGTTGTGTCTGTTGGTGCTTTGTGGTACTTGACTTCCCAAGAGCCAGTAAAGTTAGCTAAAGTAGATTCTACTGGATCAACAATAAACACAACGTTACTTGCACTAAATTTAGTGTAAGCTGGATATTGTGTTGTGATTGCTGTATGTCCACCTACTGCAGTTGAACCTGTGATTGAGAAAGCACGTACGCCATCTTCATCAAGGTTACTATCAATGTCAGATTTTGGTATTACCAATCTGACTAAGCTTGAAGCTGCTACAGAAGCAGATAGATCTGGTTCAAAATCAACGTCTGACCAAGTAGCAGAAGAGGAAACTACGTTTCCGTCTTGTGTTATTGTTGCACGTTGATCGTTGATTGAATATCCAAATTTGCCAGCGCCATAAAGACCGCCCGTTGCGTCAGCATTTGACTTAGAAGTGTTACCGAAAACATCACTATTTTCAGTTTGGTGCCCAGACTGCTGAGTTCCATACTTGAAGTCAAGATAGAAGATAAGTCCACTTGGTAGGTTCATAGGCTGAACACTAACAAATTCCTGTGCTGCTAACTCACCAAAGATTCTACGAACCAATGGAAGTGCTACACCTGACCATTCTTCTTGATTAGAAGCAGTACCTGTGCGGCTAGCTTCGTCAATAAGTTGACGAGCCTGGTTTTCAAGAAGAACAGCCATACCATGTGTCTGTGTTTCTCCTTCAATACCTTCTAAAAGCCCTGTTGGCTCCCACTTCTTAACTAACTCACGAGTTTGCTCAAGCAACTGACGATGAGGGTTATACCCTTCCATCAATTTTGTTAAATTGCCTGCGTTTTCACTCATTTTAATTCTCCAAAAAGAGTTAAAATTAAAGAATATTAGCCAACTTCTGGAAGCGTGCTTTCATATCTGTTCCTTCAGAAATAATTTCCTGTTTCTCAGATTTTGTAGAAGCAACAGCTTTAGATGCTGAGCCTTTAGATTCTTTAATTGGGTTAATTGTTTCTTTACCAAAATTCTCAGCGACAGTTGCATATACCAACTTGATTTCTCTAAGAGTTTTAGCACGATCAAAAGTTTCAACTACTTTCATCTTCTGCTCGTTATTCATTCCAAACGCTCTAAAGAGTTTGTTTGTGAATAAGAGTTTAGCATTAAGTAGATTAACTTCATTTAGTTTTTCACGTAGATATTTCACTACTTTACGATGCTCTTTAAGGTCTCCCTTAAGCGCTTCAACTTCCTCTGTAGATTCAGTTACTTCATCTTCAGAAAGTGCTTTAATCACTTCTTCTAAATCGATATCTTCTTCTACTTCCTCAGCTTCGTCGACTTCTTCAGCTTCATCAACTTCTTCGGCTTCAGTCATCTTAGCTTTACCAGCTTTTCCGATTTCAGTTGAGCTACCTGACTTCTTGTCATGTGAGTTATCGCCTTTACCGATTCCTGAAGAAACGTCATTTTCGTCTATTTCTTCGGATTCGTCAACTTCTTCAGATTCTTCTACTTCTTCAGCTTCGTCAACTTCTTCAGCTTCGTCAACAGAATCTTCTTCTTCAAGTTCTTTAAGGATTTCGTCTAAGTCAAGATCTTCATCCATGTCATCATCATCTTCTTTGTCTTCGACTTCATCAACTTCTTCGGATTCATCAACTTCTTCTTCGACTTCATCGTCTTCAGAAATAGGTGCATATTTAACACCATTGATTTCGATTACTCCAGCTTCATCCATGTCTTCATCGTCTTCGTCTTCCATGTCATCATCATCACGAGACATATCCATACCACTACGTTCTTCCATATCGTCATCATCATCTTTGTCATGAACTTCGTCTGCATCTTCCATGTCATCATCATCACGAGACATTTTCATGCCACTACGTTCTTCCATGTCGTCGTCTTCTTTTTCATCTTCATCATCGATTTCGTCAATGTCAAGTTCTTCAACTGCATCTTCCATCTCAGATTGGATTTTCTTCGAAAGCATAGATTTTAAGCGAGGTGTGAAAGCTTCTTCAAGAGCCAGTTTTGCGTTAGCAAGTGCAGTTTCACGAACCGCTTTTGCATCAGCAATAGCATCTTTTAAAAGTTCATCCATTTTAATTCTCCGTAATTGGATTCAGTATAGTTATTGGGAACTATAATAAGTTGTATTAACTTCAGGTACACTTTATGATGTATTAGAATAATACGAAAGTGTATTTCGTTTTATATAAATATATAAAACTATAAAAATCAATCAAATTTTGATTGTCTTTTCATTCGGGCTTTTGCTTTTGCCTTTTTTTCTTTTTTGATTTCTGATGGTTTAGTGTAAAACTCTCTTTCTCTTAATTCATAAAGAATTTTACTATCTTTAACTTTTTTCTTAAAAATCGAAATTGCTCTTTCGATTGACTGTCCTTTGCGAACCTTTACTTCTATCAATGTAACCTCTACTTTTTCTTTGCTGCTATAGCTTTTGCTACTGCTTTTCTCCTATTGTGAAGATACTCATCTGAATCGTCTGTATCTCCATCATTATCAATATCTTTGTCATCTCTATCTTCGAAATCATCTTCTGGTTCAATCTGACTTGGGTCTACTTTATCCATAGCCTCATCTAAATCATAATATCTACCAAGAATGTGTCCCATATCTTCATATAAAGATTCCATTCTTTGTTGTAGTGCGTTAGCTTCTTTTGCTATCTTTGTAAACTCTGATGATGTGTTACCTAATGTTTTCATATTCTTATTGATGGTAACTTTGTCGAACCAATCGTCTGTTTCTTGTAGAGTTGCTATACGAGCTTTTTCAGCTAATTCAGAAAGTCCTTTTGCTACGTCACGTAGTGAACCCTCTCTGTAAATCATTTCTCCTAACTTAGAGAAGTTCTTTACTTCTTGAACGAAAGCGCCAGCGTCGACTTTCTTTTTGTCTTCACCGAACCATTCACCCTCTACCAATTCTGACATGGTAGGAACTGATGTTGTGTTAGATGGTTTAAGTGTTACCAAACCACCTACAGTTGAGAAAGCTCTTGTTCCAAAGTTTTCTTTGATTAAATCTTTCATTTTTATGTCTTTAGCCATAATTAACTCCTATATAGATATAAATATAAACTTATCTAAGTTTTCCTCTTTTTGAGTATCTTCTGAAACCATCTCTTACTCGGTTCCATAAAGCTCTCATTAATTCTTTTTGTCCTGTGCCAGTATCCCTAACTGGACCTGACATAATTGCTCTTTGTAAATCCATAGCATCATACTTTTTACTCTTGACACCATCCATCATTGTTTTAACGGTTTGCTGTGATGCTTTTCCTAAAATCTTTCCCATCTTTATAATGTCTTTTTCAACCTGCTGCTTTGCTTCAGGAGAACTAAATGGTAATTGTGATGGTGAACTGAATGGTGCTTCATCTATAGACTCTTCTAAGCTATTTAGAAACTTTTCTATCTTATCAGCTTGCTCACCATGCATCTTTGATGAATTTTTAAGTTGACTTACTATCTTCTTTAAAAAATTTGTATTTGATTTTCTAGCCATCATAATTCCTGAGGTTGGGTTGGATACTTCTTTTTCTAATTTCTTTTTCTTTCTAGCTTTCAGTAGATGTGGACCTGCTGGTTTATCACCTAACTTACCATCAATACCATAACCACAAGTTCCCTCATTCAACTCATTAGCCATCTTTAACGTTTGCTTCTTTGTATCTGAAGTACCTGTTACTTTGTAACCTAATTGTTCTGCATTTTCTTTTCTTGCTTTTTCAAACTTTTTCTTGTCTTTACCTTTAAGTTCTCCACCAAACCCTTCATCAGTTTTCTTTTCAGGATCGTATTCAAAATCTGGCTCTTCGGGCATTCTGTAACCTTTAACAGTAACAGCTTTCGGTCTAACTGCCATAATGGTTTCTCTTACCTTTTTAGCACCATACTTATCAATCAGTCTCATTAAATCTTCTTTTTTCACTTTATTAGGTAATCCCTTATGTTTAGTTGAAGCAAAATCTTTAGTTGATTTTTTCTTCATCGATTTAGCTGCATCCTTTACTGCTTTGGATACTTCTGAACCTTTTACTTCACCCTTTTTATAAGCGTGAACCAATCCCATAAATCTTTGTTGTGCTTTAGACTTGGATGGCATTACATCACTCTTTTCAATACTCTTAATATAGCTCTGTGAGTATCACCATATTGTGAGTTATATCTCTCTTGGTCTATATCTACATTTAACTTAGATGCCAACATAGCCAATTGTCTGAGTGCTTGTTTCCTATCACCAATCAAGTATCTTGTCATAGCATCAGCTACTTTTTTTTCCATTTGTTCTGTAATAACAGATTCTTTTACAGAACAACATCCACCACCACATTCACAATCATTTTCTTTTATTAAATCTTTTAGTTTTATCATTTGTTTCTCTTTAGTGCTGCTTGTACTTGATAAGTTGTAAAATTATCTTTTTCAAGATAGTGTTTATCCTCACGATTCTTCAAAATTTTATTGATGATATTTTTCTCAGCTGCTGTTATCTTATATGGTTTTTCTTTTTGATACAATCTTTCTGCTCCTGCACCACCACCTGAATAGTAAGGGGTTTGATGAGCAAATTTTGGTTTCGTTACAAAAGTAACTTCTTTCCACTTATCTGCTACAAAGCTTTTATCTGTTACCAAAGTTATCGTATCACCTATATTAGTCTTCTTCTTAAATGCAAAGCCTGTATCAATGGTTTTTTGCTCATTTATGGATTCTTGAAACTTATCTCCTAATCCATCTTTACCATCCAAATAATTGTAAACTGATTGTAGATAATCCATAGACTTGGTAAGTTTAGATTGAACCCATGCAGGAAACTCAACTTCACCATCACCATCTTTATCGACATTCTGAATGATTTTATAAATCATCATGGCATATTTTTTACTTCTCTCAAGTTGAGATTTAGCCATTGACCCTTCGTGGTCTTTCTTTTCATGAAGTAAATCTTTTAACTTAATCATTTTAATGCCTTTATTACATCATTAGGATTACTTGTCATACCCCTAACAAGTTTAAATAAATTTTTATCTGCTAAATCACGAACCTTTCTCAAAGCTGGTGGATAGTTAAGACTTAATTCTAACTTGTAAATATGGTTGTAAACCTCTGACATAGCTTTGTGAGGTAATCTGTCTGCAACTTCTATTCTTGCTACCGTTGAGTCGTGTTTCTTTTTATTCATTGATGCAATCATTTGTAGATTACCTTTAAATTCTGTTTTTTCATTTAATATATCTTTTAACTTAATCATTATGCTATCCTTACTGGTTTACCCTTACTACCTATCAAAGCTGCTCCAACTTTTTTCAAGTTTTTAGCTGTTTGTGTAGCCATCGTGTATTTACCCAATTTAACTGGTTTGTTATTGATAATCACGTATAACATACCTCTTTCCATTTCAAACTGCATCCTAAAAGTTTGTTTCTTATCAAAACCACGAATCTCAACATTCGTAATGAATCCAACTTTGTCTCTTTTACTGACTTTGAATCCACCACCCATCATCTTTGCTGTTTTAATCCTCATTCCAGCTTTTTTAACTACTGTAGCTAAACCACCTAAGAGCATATTATATCCTAAAGATGTAGCCTCTTTTACAGGCTTCTGTCCTAACTTTTTTCTGATAACATTTATTTGTTGTTTGATTTTTTTCTGTGCTGGACTACCTGGCATCTGTTTCATAGCTTTTGCTAACAATATAATCTGTTGCATTTCCAATGAACTCATTTTTCTTTGTGTGTTTTCTTTCTTAACGCAATTAGGATATCTTTTGCCAAACATAGTTTTCATCCCTTTTTTGACATACCCTTTCCAACACTTTTCAGCTAATTTTATAATTTGTTGAGAAGTTTCATTTATTGATTCATCTACTGGTAAAGTAGAAATCTCTCTAGTATATCTTGCTAAATCTTCTATATCATTTACAAGTCCATCTTCAACAAAAGCACTAACTCGTCCCCAATCATTTGATCTTGCGAATTGTTTGACTCTCCTAACTCTTTTTTCTAAATTTAGTAAGTCTTTGTTAAAATTCTTTTTAAGTTTTTCTCTCTTTGGATTTTTTCTTTCATTTACGGATTCCACTGGTTCATACCCCCGTTTTTGTTTATCTTTACGTTTTTGTAATCCACCCTCTACTTCATAATCATCATCGTCAAAATCATAGGTTGCGTGTTCAGCACCTTTACCTTGTATATGAGGACCACTATGATAACTATGATGTTTGTAAAATTGTTTTCCTCTTTTAGAGTTTTTAGGTGGTTTAACACCTTTTGTCTTCTTTACTTGTTTTACCTTAACAGGTAGAGAAGCCTCTGTTATACCCTCTCTCTTAGCATCATACTTACCTAACATCTTATCAATATATAACTTATCTAAGTCATGTAAGATACTTTCACCACCTTTTTGTCTCTGTCTGTATCCACTTGCACTTCCTAACTCTTTTGAGCCAGGTTCAGGTGTTGCTTCAATACCACCACTTTTAGTTCCCTCAGGTGGTGTTGTTGGTTTTACCAATATATCTTTACCACTAGCATCTCCTGTAAAAACATAATCAGCTGACTCTCTTGGTATGGTGTAGTCAGGAGATTTACCAAAAGCTCTTCTACCATAAACTCTTTGTTTAGGTGCTAATGGTGGTGTATCATCCCTCAATTCATTAGGGTCTATTACCTGATTACTTTTTAGATATTCAGGTGTAATCTTAGTTCTTTTAAATGTTCCACCAGCCAAATCAGGTTGAGGTATTTCACTACCATCTCCACCATATATTGAATCTGCTGCTGGAGCCACTATCTGAACCATTCCTCTTGGCATCCCTGCTGCTGTAATATATCTTCTCTCACCATACTTTGTAAAAAGACCATCAGGCCAGGCATCTCCTGTATTTAATCCACCACCATAGTTGGTTTGAGATGCTTCTAATAAATCTTTTTCAAACTTACTAACAAAAGTCTTCATTAACGTATACCCATAGCTTTTCTTTTACGTAATGACTTCCTCCTTTTTCTAATCATCATAGCCTTCTTACCACGTTTCTTCATCCAAGCTCTTTTCATAGCTCTTTTCTTCTTAACTCTTGCTGCACCAGAAACTCTGACACATTGCTTTTTTGATGGGTTATATCTTTTGTTTCGTGGACAGAGAACTCTGAGTTTTAGTTTTTTAGCTCGAATTACTCTTTTACGTCTGAGTTCATTTAGATTGTTGATGATTTCGTCAAGAAAAACCTCAACCATAGCATCGAATTGTTCTTCATCGTTTAGAACATCTTCGGTTACTTCATCGAAGAATCCGTTTTCAATTGACTGCTCAACAATCTTTCTAAACATTTTAGGCTTTCTTTATGATTAATTTTAATTCTATAATATACTTCTTATATGCTTTCATTAATGTCATAGCTCTTTTTCTATCACCAGCTTTATCAGCTTCTTTAATCATCATCTTAAAGTTCTTATCTAAACTATCAATATCCTTTTGAGCTGATTTCTTTGCACCTTTAAACATATTTGGTGCTTCGTCTAACCTATAATCTTTCCATTGTTCCCACATTTTTTGCGTATACTTCGGCATTACATTCCCCTAATGATATCGTTTGCTATTGATTCAACTTTACACCATTGTCCACACTCATTAGGATTTCTTTCGTCAACCCTATACTCTACACTCTCATTGATTACACCCTCATTTGTTGGATGTAAAAAAGCACCTTGTGTTGATGGATTGGATACGAAATCGAATGCTATGAGTTCGAAGTCAGGCTGAACTGCGACTGTTTGTTTTCCAGCATCATCTTCATCTATGGTTTCTACTGAACCCATACCTCTTGAAGAGATACCTAACTTTATACCAGAACGGAATAATTCTTTCAGTATATTTCCTGCTGGTGTTGGTAAAACTTCTACAGTTCCAACTAAGTCGTCATTTTCCCACCTCATCTCTCTAATGTTATGAGAAACGTTAGCTAAGTTAACTACTGAACTTTCTGGATGGTCTAACTCACCCATAGCTCTACGTTCTTGTATAAATGTTTTGTTGTATTTATTTGCTTCCCTTACCAAAATTTCTTTAGGATATATTCTACCATTCTGATTTTCAGCATTTGCTCTCTGTAAGATGCCGCTAACAATCAACTTACCATTGTTTTCTTTCATGGATTCGTTGATTTGTGATGGTTTTATGTCAAATGGTAAATAATCTACTATGAGTTGTCTCATGATTGTATCCTTAACTTCTTACTTTAATAATTTCAGTTCTAATTTCTTCTAACTCTTCGATAAGTTTATCCACTTTACCAAGAGCTTCTATTTTATTAAAACTATCTCTATCTCCACTTTTGAGAGACTCTTTACAAAATTTTTTAGTCAGTTCTATTATGTCTAATAGTTTATATATAAGTTGAAATTTAAAGTGCTCCCACTTTGGTTTCTGATTCAACTTCACAACTAATGTAGTTGTCCAACTTTATTAGCTAACTTAACTAACCTTTCACTAATCTTCTTCATAGCCGTATGAGTTCTTTTCCAATAGGATGTAGAATCAACACCTATCTCATTTTTCAAACGGATGTTCATAGCAACTATATTTTCGAGAGTCTTCAACGTATCACGAACTTCCATCATAGAACGACCAATCTTTTGTTTTGGTGTCATTGTTTTATCATTTCTGTAATCGTGGTATTTACCCTCATTCACATTCTCAAGTTTCTTATCAACTTGTTTTGCTTTACCAGCTTGAACTCTGGTTACACTCTCAATATCTTTTCTATTTTTTAATCGTTTTGCAACTATCATTTTAGCTTCACCTTTACCACTAGCATTAACTAAAACACTACCTAAACCATTAACTTTAACATGAAATTTAGCTTCAGTCATGCTATAACCACTCTGTTTGGCTATCCTATCTCTTTTCTTTTTATCTTTTTTACGTTTACCACTAAAAGCAAATGGTGTTTTGGGAGGACCTGCTCCACCATCAAGAGCACCTGTGACAGACGCTTCGTCTAAATCTATATCATCTTGGATAAGTTCACGTATTGTATTTTTAAGTTCTTCAAATTTAGTTTGCGACATTATCTATCTCCCCAATAAGTTGGTAATACCTCATCATTGAAACAACCTGCTTATCAGAAACAACTTTACCTTTTTTCAAACCATCGATTTGATTCATAACCTCTGTTAGTTTTATTTGTGTAACTTTATCATCTACTTTTTTAATTTGAGATTTGAGAGTATCTTTCACTTCTTCAACCTCACTATCGACATACTCTCTTAACTTATTTGTGTTAGAAATATTATTAATATATTCTTTAATTAATTTCTTTTGCTTTTCAGTTAAGTTGGAATATTTCTTATTGAACTTTTCTACTAATGTAGCATATGCTAACATTCTCAAATCTTTTTCTTGTTTTTTGAGATAGTCATATGTTTTGTTAGTTTTAGAAGATTTAGAATCAGCAGTTATATTCTCTACGATTGTATACTTTGTTGCAACATACTTGTCTGGAGCTATACTTTGTTCTTTGTGTTCAAACAAATTATAAATTGACGCTAGAACTTTATAATTGTTAATTTTTGTATTGAAGAAATCTTTTTCATTGTAACTATCTCTGATTTCTTTGATGAGATTGTATTTTTCTCTCTTAATAGAAGAGTTACTTAACTTCTTTCTACTACTCATAACAGCATCTATCAATGCTTCAGCACGAGACTCAGTAGTGTATTTGGTTTCTGTAAGTATTTTGTACAACTCATACTCTTTACCAAGATGTGTACCACTTTTAAAATACTTTTTTACTATGTTTACAGCTTTGGAACTATCTGATTCCATCAAATCCACTGTAATTTGTCTTGTCAACAACTCAAAAAGAATACCGGTATTCTTAATTTTGTTGTGTTTCATTTTTTTATTTAACATTAAAATGCTCCAGCGTTAAGTATGTCATATATAAATATAAAAATATAAAAAATTACTTTATTTTTGCGTCTTTAAGTTCTTCTTTATATTCATTTTCAATCTTTTCAGCCTCATTTATTAATTGATAGTCTTTTTGAGAAAACTTTTTCATATTCTGTTTCAAACCATCGAAATGAGCTAGTGCTAAACTTGGATTGTATTGTTTTTTTCTATCAACTTTACCTAATGGATCTCTACCTCTTGCACCACTATCTTGTCCATATTTACCACCCTCTTTGGGTCTACCTGCTCCTTCAAATCCACCAGGAGGCGAACCACCTGTGTCATCTAATTCGTGTCCTGTCCTACCTGCTTGGTTATCACTTGGTGTTCCTTGCGCTTCACCACTCTTTGCAGGATCGTTACCCTCACTTTCTATTTGGGAACGTCTAAACTTTTGTTTGAAATCAAACACAATCTCATTATCCATTTGTTTGATTTGGTCATCAGTAAAGTTAAATACGTTCTTATAAATCCATTCTGTAGAAACAATACCATCTTGTAACATTGAAGATGCTAACTGAGTCTTACTACTCCACAACTCAACTTTCTCAGTTTCGTATATTGTAGATGGGTTGGTAAGGTTCAACTCAAAATCAACTAAATCTGCATCTTTAAATCCTTGCGAATACAAATGAACAATAGCTATCTTTGTTAATTCAGATACAGTAATTCTTTGTATTCTTTCAATAGTTCTTGCAAACCTTACATCTTCTGCTGCAAGTGTTGCTTTACTACCAAGTGATTCTTCATATCCAAGAAATGCTTTTGGAACACGAAGTGCTGCTAAAAGTTTATTCTTTAGATATTCAATATCTTCTACTGCTTCGTAACTTAAACCTGGTAGTGATTCAATTCTTGTTCCACTATCTCCACCACGAACAGGTAAGAAGAAATCTTCTGTTATGTTCTGCATATTATATTTTAGATTATATTCACCAGTTGCTTGGTCGATAATTGGTGTCTTCTTCATCTTATTCAAAATCTTCTGCATATAATTATCGACTTCTTGTGGTGGAATGTTTCCGATATCAATTTGGAAAACTCTTTTCTCAGGTGCTCTCATAATTCTATGTATCATCATAGCATCTTCCATAAGAGATAATTGTTTCCAAACTTTTCTACCTTGTTCAATCATTGACTTACCATAAGGTAAAAAGTTAGAGTCTGATAGTAATCTAAAATGTGCTACCTCAAAATTTTCTAATTCTGCTTGATGTGGCTTTTGATTACTATACGCTGAATGTTGATCTCCACCTTGTTCCAAAACAAACTTAACGTAGTGGGGGTTCTCTGCATCCAATCCCTCAACTCTTGCTACATCATAAGGTGACAATGGTGCTACATTTGTAATACCATATTTTTCATTGATTTCTAATTGTAAAAAGAAATCACCATACTTACACATATTGCGAACCCAAGGCCACAAATTGAACTCAATGTTCAACACATCGTAAAACAAATTATGTAATATTGATTTTATATTATCGTTATCTGTAGTGATTTCTAATACATCACCATATTCCGATTTCATTGTTGATTCATCAGCGTAAATGTCTAATGCTGAAGAAACGATACCATCACTATCCATTGATTCATAATCTTTGAACAATCCTAATCTAAGTGCCTTCTTATGAACTGCATCTGAAGTTACAGATGCTCCATAACCAGAATAAAGTTTTGTAAATCTATCAATAAGATTACTCTTTGCTATATGCTGAATTTTATCTGTATCAGCTATTTTTAGTTTTTTACCACCGATATTCCTAACAATTACATTTGTTGAGAATAATCGTTGTAGTCTTCCAAATAATGATTTGTCAGCCATTTTTTACCTCATTTACAAGAGCCAACTAAGTGACTCTTTCTGTTTGTTTGGACCTTTACCATGTTCCCATACCCAAGAATCATTCTTATTCTCGTCTGGAGTATAAAGCCCCTGATGTGCATTTACATTTGAGAGAGCTCTTTTTGATAATTCAATACCCTCTGCTCTCAATCTCAATGCTGTTTCTCTTATCCACAATCCCATAGCAAAAGACATTACTAAGTCATCATTATAACCCTGCATTGCTTCTGCTTTCTGTCCATTGTAGATAAACACAAACAATTCATCAATTAACCTATTTGATTGAACGTGAACTGCTTTTTCTCTAAAAAATTCTTCTAACTTTGCAATAACCAATGGTCTTGTCTTCATAGACATTGTGAAGCCAGGCACCATTTGTCTTTCTTCTCTGTTTATTTTGTTACTCACTTGTCTTTGAGTATCAACATACTTTAAATCTTTCGATGTGTAGAATAGGTTTTGATAGTCTCTATCTATAATTTGTTGGATTGCTGCCCAACCAATATTGTTATTCTCCACAACAAGTAGTGCTTCATTATATTCTTGAGCTACGTTAACTAACATATTACCATAGTCTCTTGTAGATATTCTACCTTTATATTCTGCTACTTGCTTACAACTTTCTAAATCTATAACGTGAAAAGCAGAATAGTCTGTAGAGTCTCCTCTACTAACGTCAGCACATACTATATAATCTTTTGTATAATCTGCTGGCTCCCAAACCCAAAGATTACTATCAATACCACGTTTTTCGATAGGTTCAACACACGTGGTATTTTTCATTTCTTCTAAAATAACACCATCAATAACATTTTGTCCTGAAGTGATGAAGTCACAATCACATTCTTGTGCTGCTAATGCAGGACCTAACAACTTATCTTGTTCATCTCTCCAATCTTGCTCTCTATCAGGATGAACAGTCCAATGTAGTCTGATAAAATTAAAATCATTCAACGCATCCTCTGCATCAGCCCATGTTCTGTGAAACCAATTACCAACACCATTAGGTGTAGAAAGTGCAATACATTGTCCACCAGTAGATAACGTCTGAGATGCTGCTGCCCATATCGTATCAATCTTTTCAATAAACGCTGCCTCATCAAGTATCAATAATGATAGTGCTTCTGAACGACCACTATCCTCACCACTTGATACAGCTTTTATTTGAGAACCATTCTTGTATCTCAAACTCAATTTGTTGTCTTCAACACAAGGTTGCTTTAACCAACTTGGTAAGTTTGCGTGCATAACACGAACCTTTGTTACCAAGTTTTTTGCTACTTCTTGTTTTGTAGCAATTACCAAGATGTTTTTATCTTGGTGAAACGTCATCATCCATAAAGAATATCCAGCAGTTAATGTAGATATACCTAGCTGCCTAGCCTTTAATATAATATTAAGTCTATGCTGCATAAATTCTTCTACAGTCTTCTCCTGAAAATTATAAAGTGAAAAAGGTATTTTTCCTTTTATCGGATGTTGAATGAACGAATATTTCTTTAAAAAATATACTGGATCATTTGCACATCTTACATATTCTTTCTTTATAATTTCTTTATAGTTCTTATCCACTAGCTTATCTTTGGATTACGTTTCAGAACATAAACTGTTTTTGCATTACAAGCTACTTCTGTAAGTGAAAAGTCGTATTGTGTTCCAACTGTCAAGTGTGCAAGATCTACTATTCCACCACCTGATAACTTAGCGTGTCCAGTTGTAGAACTTTCTCCAACAATAAGTGCTCCTGCACCATAATCAGAACCCGTAAAACTACCTGTTGCATTGTTCACTATCTTCAATGAACTATATTTTCCAGGATGTCCAAATTTCTGAAACTGGTTGTAATCAGTTGGATGAACGTTCATAGATCCCGAAGTATGTCCTATTGCCATATTATTCTCCTATTAACTACTGGCTTTTCTTACACCAGCAGATTTTAATAATTCGTTAAAAGTATATGATTCTCTCATTCCACCTAACTCTAAAGAATCAAAGCTTTGAATTTCACTAAATCTATCTATTACGATTTCAAAAATATCCATCGCTTCTACATATCTTTCACTATCTCTTGCCAAACCTTCAATATCAAGTAAATACATTCTAGCTAACTGTTTCGTATCAGTTAAAATATCATGTATCTCATTACAAGTCTTTCCAGGTACAAGATAGTAGTCGTTTTTCTTAAAGTAAAGTTTCTTTTTCTTCATATATATAAATAGTTAGTCTATTTCTTTTAATGTTTTTCTTATGAATTCTTCAGCTTTATCAGCCATCTCTTTCATATGTTCTTGGTTTTGTGTCCATTTTTCTTTTTCCATCTCTATGTCTTGAACACCAACCTGCTCCTGAAACTCTATTTTAGTATTTCTCCACTCATCTAAAGATACTAACAAATCTTCAAGATATGCTTTTTGATTTGCTTTTACTTTACTTTTTTCCCATTCTTCATATTCACCTTTAATACGAAGTTTATTTTCAAAGTCTATCTGACAATCAAAACAATGATCGTATAGTAACCACATCTTATTATCTAAACGTTTCTTCATCGTCTTCTTACACGACGGACAAAACCACGGCATCCTAGCATCTTTCATTATATCAGATAGTCTATCTATCTTATCACCTGTTGTCACCTCTTTGTCACCCTCATAACCAACCATAACTCTTTTTTCGGGTGTTTTTCCACTAATTAAATCACCTAAGACTTTATTTTGTCTTTCACTATCTCTACTATAACTCATATTTTACCTTGCAAATTTAAATGAACCTAATATTTGATTTACAGGTGCAAATGCTCCTGTAAATTTATACATTTTACCATTATACTTAAAAACTAATCCCTCTGATGGAACAATTGATGATGTTCCACCTATAGCATTGATTTTATTTAGATTTTTCTTTAACAAACTAATTTGTTTAATATCCTTTGATGTTCTTAGAGAAGATATTGCAGATTTTAACTCTCTTTTAATCTTTTGAACTGCTTGTGTTGGATTAACTGCTAAAAATCCGTCTAAATTCTTTAATATTTCAGAACCTAACTCAAGAAATAACAATTCAAAGGGTTTTATGTTTTCATAAGCTAACTTCTTATGGTCAAACTTATCAACACCTTTAGTCCAACTCAAAAATTTGTCGTGCTTTATATTCTTTTTATCTAATCTAAATGACTTATCAAAATAAGCCCACCTTTTCACTAATGGTTCTAAAACATTTCTTGGAATTCTATACCCATGTTGTTTTGCAGCATTGAAAATATATTCTCTCCAATACATCTCATGATGCATACCCAAAGTATCATTATCCTTTAGTTTATAAATAGTCTGCAACTTTCTCAACTTCGATAAAAAATATTTTTTCTTTTTAGAGAAGTCTTGAACTTTAGGTAAGTTTAAAACTACTGGTTTAGATATTCTAAATCTCTTTTGAATGTTCTGATTTATCTGTCTAAGCATCCCCTCTAACATTCTTGCACTATCCCTTACTTGACTTTTTACAGTTCCGTCTTCATGAATCTCTACACTACCATGAAAGAACAATTCTGATACATCATAGTCAATAACATTTGCTGTCTTAGGATAAACTATTTCTAAGTTCATCCATTTACTACCATTACCAAATACTTTTTCTTTTTGTTTGTCTGATAGTTTACCTATTGCATTTTGTAAATCTTTCATAGAACCAACAAATGCTTTTTCTATATCACCTCTACCACTAAAAACACTTTTCATACCATCTATATTCAATGAGGTTTTACCAAACATTTTTAAATGACCTTTATTACGAGCTCCTCTTAACTCTCCATCTACATAACTTATCATTAAGTTTTGTCCGTCAAGTTTCTCTGTAACGTTATCTTCACGACTTAGTTTTCCCTCTAAACTCATATTGATAATATTTTTGAAATCACCGAATGTTAAATGGTTGTCATCAAAAGGATGACTCATGTGACCTGCTGCTCCACCCATTAATAGTAACTCCTTTCCTTGTGGATTTAAATTTAATTCTTGTGTCCACCAATCTGGTGTAAACAACTTTGATTCATTTTTTTTCTTTCCTGCACAATGTGCTTTTTGACTGAATCCTTTTGGGTTATTACAATCGATACTCTTTTTGTATTTATCACTCCAACCCTCATTTTTTGCTTTGGTTTTCTTTTTCATCTTGTTGATGTATGCACGATAGACTGCTGCTTGGGCTGTCTTACCCATCTCTCTCGCTCTTTGTTCCATAGCGACAGCTGCCTGTATCTTATGTGCGTGAGACTTACCACTACCTTTTATTTTACTTACCGATGCTCTAGCATCTTTGACTGTAGCAAACTTCAACCCATGTATTGTTCCTTTTGGGTTTTCGTCTGTGTATAAATCTGAATGTGATTTAGAACCACGATGTTGTCCTTTTTTTCTTGGAACTCTTGGTGCTTCATTCATTTCTTTTTTAGATTTTGATTGAGCATTGATAGCAC